TTACACCTGGTCTTCCGAGTAGATGCCGGCCGAAATGGTGGAACTGCCCACGATCAGCTCGCCGTACAGCAGCGGCACGGGATTACCCTGTGCCGTCGTGTTCACCGGGCCGTTGAAGTTGTACGACGCGCCGTTGTTGGGCCCGTCCTTGGCGCTCAACGCCCGCTGCTGGGGGCTCAGCATCTGGACCAGGCCCCCAAGGGCCATGGCCATGCCCATCGACGCCATGGCGCCCGAGAGCGTCATGGCACCCCAGGCGATGGCGTTCAAACCAGGAATGAAGGACGCGACGATCAACGCCACCCCCACCACCACCTGCATCAGGCCGCCGCGCTTGGCGCCCGTCGGCATGGGCGCGATGCGGATGTCTTCGTTGCCTGCCGGCCGCGCAAGCTCGTCTTCGCCCAAGTTGCGCCGGCCGATGAAGCAGGCGTAGCGCACCCCCTTGGATTCGCTGTCGAGCAGGCGGTTTTCAAAGCCGGGCAGCAGGACGCACAGCGCACGGATCGCCTCGGACGTGCTGGACACGGCCAGCCGGTGCAACCGGCCAAACTCCGCGCCCAGCCTGCCGTAGAGGCGGATGGTTGTCAGTTGTTGTGTCATGGTCTGCGCTCGCCAGGTGTCGCTAGGCCGTCGGCAGCGGCTCGGCGCCGCTGCCGACGGTTTTCGGAAAGCGCTGCTTGACGTGGTTGCATTGCGCCACCCACTGCGCCACTTCGTCGGGCAAGACCTGGCCCGACGATTGCAGATGCTGGGCGAACTTCATGATCGCGTCGAGCTGGTCGCCGATGGCGGGATAGGCGCGTGCGCGCAGCGGCGCATACGGTTCATAGTGCCGGATTTTCAACGGTGAACTCCTTGTTCAGATAGGGCCAGGCCCGGACGACGATTCGATAGGTGCCAGGTTGGTCGAAAGCCAGTTCAGCGACGGGCTCGTCGCAGGGGTAGTCGACGCCACCGATGTCGATGGTGCTGGGCACCGGCAAGCCGGACAGCGTTCCGCCATCGAGGACCGCCGGGTTCTGCGGCCGCGGCGTCAGGACGCCCTGTTTCACATAATGCGTGTCGGGATCGCTGCGGCCGTCGACCCATTGCTGTTGGTTGTGCTGGCCGGTGGCGACGATGCAGTCGTGCGGCCCGCTCATCACACCGACGATGCGGCCGTCGGCGTCGTAGAAAGAAACAGTTTCCATGTCTTTACCTCTTGACCATCAGGGCAAGCAGCCGAAGCGGCGCATTGCCGGTGTAGCCCTCGGAATTCACGGTGATGGTCGACGTTCCCGCTGGCAACTGCGTCACCGCCATGACCGACAAGGGCATCGTGTTGTAAATGAGACCGCCACCCTCATTGGGCGTCGTGGAGGTATAGGAAGGCTCCACTCGATCCAGTTGGACATTGTTCGCGAGTATCCTCAGTGCGCTAGGCTGGGATGGATACCCGCCGCGATAGGCAATGATGACGGCGGGCCCCGCCACGTTGCTGACCAGCGACACCGAGCCAGCGCCTGTGCCAGACCACGCCACCGGTATCGTCACCGCGTTACCCGCGATGGCCAGCGTATCCACCTGCGCGTCGATGATGTGCGCGCGCTTGATGTAGGCCTGACCGATATTGGCCACCTTGGCGTTGAACGACCCGGTATCGATCCGTTCCGCGCTCATGAACCCCGCGTTGATCTTGCCTGCCTCCAGGCTCTGGATCATCGCGTTGGTGATCCGACCCGTGCCGATCACCGCATCGTTGATGAAGGTCTGCCCCCCCTGGATCACGAAGGGCGTGGTGGTCTGGCCGTTCGCCAGGTTCAACAGCGCCAGGCGGTCCGCCAGGAAATACACCGAGCTCTGCACCGTCCCGTCGGGCTGGGCGTAGGCGCCCATCGACATGCCGGCCGCATAGATATCACCGCCTTTCGTGATCTGGGCGCGGATGCTGTAGGTGGCCTTCAGCTGGCCGTCTACATCGACCAACGCGGAGCGGGTCTCTTGCACCCCGGCAGCCGCGCCGTTGGCGGTCGCCATGACCGTATCCACGCGCGAGGCCAATGCACCATCCTCGTCGGCGCGCTTGATTTCCTCTGCGGTGATCGCCGCCCGGGTTTCCTCCAGGCCGTCGGTCAGGCCGTCGATGGTGCCGACCAGTTCCTTGGCCAGCTCGTCGCGGCTGATCTGGCCGTTCAGGTATTCCAGGATCTCGCTGGCCTGCCAGCTGGCCTCGCCCATCACGCCCTGCTCGCCCGGATACCAGGCGCCGATCTCGCCGTTCAGCGCAACGATGCGCCCCCAGAAGTAGAAACGCTTGCCGGCCGACAGCCCCATCAAGGTGTGGGCGCTTTGCGGGAAGGCATAGTCGCCCAGCTTGATGGCGCTGGCACGGTCGTTGGATGCGCTGTACCAGATCTCGGTACGCTGCGCCGTGAAACGCCCTTCCGGGAAGGCCCAGCGCAGGTCGATGCCGAACACCAGCGATTTGGTGGCCAGCAACGCCAGCGCGGGCGGCGGCGCGATGTCGCCTTCGAGCTTCGTCTCGGTGGAATTGACCCACACCGACGAGACGTCCGCCACGTTGATGGCGCGTATGCGTGCCACATAGGCGCCGGCACGGATGTCCGGCAGTTCCAGGGTCAGCGCGCCGGTGCGGCCCGCTTCGACCCAGTCGGAATTGTCGCGGCGCCATTGCACCTGATAGGCCACGGCCGACGCCGCCGCGTCCCAGCTGATCACACCGACGTGGCGCGCCATGCCCTGGTCGATCACCGAGCGCGAAGCCAGGCGGATGTTCGTGGGCGCCGGCTGCACGGACGGCGGCACCACGGTGATGGGCTTGGGGTCCAGGCGGGTGCCGAAGTCCACGTTATCGAACTTGCCGGGCTCGTGCTGCACCGCCGAAATCTCGGCAACCAGGCCTTCCTTGCGTTTCACGCTGAGCACGCGGAAGGTCTGCGCCGACAGCACTTCGGATTCCAGCGTCCAGACGCACTCGGCCTCGGGCGCCTGCGAGAACGGCGTGGTGACGGTGATGTGCAGCACCGTGCCGGGCAGGCCCACCAGATCGGCCGTCAGTTCGGTGGAATCGACCGTGAAGACGGTGTTGTCCGCCGTCAGGCCCGTACCCACCGCCTTGGCGACCACGCGGGTTTCCGACAGGCCGTTGGGCAGGTTGACCGTCAGCCGGTCGCCGGGGCGCACGCCCAGTTCGGCATCCACCGTGATCTTGCTGGCGCTGCCTTCATGGATGCGGCCGCCGATGCGGCGGCCGCCCAGGTGCTGGTCGGCCACACGGATGACGCTGCCCGGCCGCACGCGGCAGGCGTCCAGCCCCACCGAGAACGTCACCGAACGCGTTTCCATGTTGGACGTCAGCAGCATCCACTTGCCAATGCGATGCGCCTGGCCGCGCGACGTGCAGCCAAAGCCCGTCACTTCGATCTGCTGGATGCCGTAGCGCGCAATGCCTTCGCGATTCTCGACGTATTCGACCTTCTGGCGGCCCATTTCGGACATGTCGTTCCAGGACACCAGCGCCACCGTGTAGCGCGTGGTCAGCGCCGACCCGACGTAGTTGAACTTGCCTTCGACCACGTTGGCCGACGAGAAGGTGTAGACCGGATCGCCCGGCATGTCGGCCGACGCGAACACTGCGGCGTTGGCCCAATAGGCCATGCCGCGAAAGATCGACGCGAAGTCCTGTACCACGCGGTAGGCGTCGGCCGCCTGCTGCAGATACACGTTGCAGGTAAAGCGCGGTTCCTTGCCGCCAAAGCCGTCGTCGACCATCTCGTCGCAATAGCGCCCGATCTGGTACAGGCCCCACTTGTCCAGCCAGCCGGCGGGCACGCGGGTGCCCAGGCCATAGCGGTCGTTGCTGATCAGGTCGTAGAACACCCAGGCCGGGTTGTTGGTCCAGGCCAGCTTGAAGGTGCCGTCCCACACGCCGTCGTAGCTGCGCAGGTCCGTGTGGTAGTTGGAGGGCACCCGGATGATGCGGCCGCGCACGTGGTAGGCGCGGGTCGGGATGCTCTGGAACTGCGAGGCATCGATCTTGATGCCCACCACGGCCGACATCGGATAGCGCAACTTGGCATCGACGATCTCGGTCACCGTATCCACCATCGTCCGGTCGGAGATGGTGTTGCTGTTGGCGTTGGGCGTGATGCGGCGCACGCGGATGTTCCAGCCTTGGCGCGCGCGCGGCAGGTCGATGCGATGCGAACGGGTATAGCGCTGCGTGGTCTTGCCATCGAAGGCGGTGGACAGCACCACCTGGTAGCCGGCGCCGTCGGTGTTCACCTCGATCAGGTATTCCACCCGATAACCGTTGATGTCGCCGTTCTTGGTGTCCGCGCGGCTCAGGCCTTCCACGGCCAGCGTGATGCGCACAGCGGACGCCTGCAGATTGGTGAACAGGCGGTTCCACGGCTGGCCGGACTTCAGCTCGGCATTGATGCCGATGGTGCTTTCCGACGCGGGAAAGCCGGGCAGCGGGTCCTGCAGCTGGGTACCCGTGCGAAAGTCGATGGACGCGCCGGTGAAGTTCAGCGAGCCGTCCTCGTTGGCCACGGGCGTGCCGTTCAGGTAGACGTCGCGCAAGGCGTTGTCCAGCCCGTGCACGGGGCCGTAGATCTCGCCTTCGCCCAGCAGGTCGATGACGCGGGCATAGGCGGTGCTGTGCAGGCTGTCCGGCGATTCCACCGGCGCACGGCCGCCGCCGCCCCCTTTGCCCTTGTGGCCGATAAGGTCCTGGCTGCCGGGCGCCCGCTTGCCGCCAAAAGCAAAGGCGCCCGAAGGCGCCTTGTTCCTGATGCGATGTCGTTGTTTCATACGTGGTCTTCCGAATAAATGCCTGCGGAGATCGTGGCGCTGCCGACGAACATTTCCCCGTACAGCAGCGGCACGGGATTGCCCTGCGCCGTGGTGTTAACGGGTCCGTTGAAGTTGTAGGAGGCGCCGTTTTCCGGGCCGTCCTTGGCGCTCAGCACGCGTTGCTGGGGCGACAGCATCTGGGCGACGCCGCCCAGCATCATCGACAGGCCCAGGGTTGCCGTAGCCTGCACCATGCCACCCGCCTGAAAAGCCGCCGCCAGGCCGCCGCTGTACCACGCCGCGGCCGCGATCAACACGGCGCCCAGCACGGTCTGGAACAAGCCGCCGTTCTTGGCGCCTGCCAGCACCGGTGCGATACGGATGGCATCCTCGCCCACCGGATACGCCAGCTCGTCTTCCGACAGGTTGCGACGGCCGGCAAAGCACGCAAATCGCACGCCGCGCGCGTCGCTATGCACCAGCGCCTTCTCGAAGCCGGGCAACAGCGCGCACAGCGCCCGCACGGCCTCGGCCGGGCTGGCGACCGCCAGCCGGTGCTCGCGGCCAAAGCGCGCGCCCAGCCAGCCGTATAGCCGCACCAAACGTAGTCTGTCGTTCATGCCATCCCCCCATGACGCAACACGACGCGGGTCGCCTCGCGCCAGAAACCGCCGTACACCACCCTTTCGGAATCACGTCCGTACAGGTGATGCAGCATGGCGTCCGGCAGCGGAAACAGGCCCGGCGCCTCGGCCAGCGGCTCGGCGCCGATGAAGACGCCCGCGTGATTGGCCCGGTCGGACCGCACCTGCATGATCACCACGTCGCCCGGCGCCATGGTCTCGTGCGACGCCAGCGGCCGAAAACCCGCTTCGGCGTAGTGGTCCATGTACAGATTGCCGGCGCGCCCCGCTTCCCACCAGCCGTCTTCGCGCGCGAAATCGGGCAGGCGGATGCCGCGTTCCCGGGCGTACCAGTCGCGCACCAGCGAATAGCAGTCCAGCACGCCATGGGCGAACTGGCGGCCCAACAGCGGTGCCTGGAAGCCCTCGGGCGTGAACCCGCGGATTTCGCCGGCCCGGATCTTGCCATCCAGGCCTTTTTCGACCGCCACGATGTACCAGGGCAGGCCCGAGGCCTCGCAGGCCACGCGGTCGGCTTCGCTGGGCACCGCCGCGGCATCCGGATGCGAATGCACCACCGCCGCGATCTTGCCGGTTTCCTCGGCGGCCGCGTAGTCTTCGGCCGACATCACGAAATGTTCTTCGCTGGCAGCCGTATTGCGGCACGGCACATACCATTCACGGCGGCCGGCCTTGACCACCAGCCCGCAGCATTCCTGCGGATACGTCGCCACGCCATGGTCGCGGATGGCCTGCATCGTGCTCTTGCGCATGCTTATCCCCTGACCAGGTCGGCGGACGGAAAGCCGCCGAAGTTGATGATTTCGTATTCGCCGAAGCGCTTCTTGCAATCCGACATCAGGCCGGAACACCGGTCCAGCGTCGGGTCGTCGACGGGCTTGCCGTCCAGGTCGAACATGCGGCTGCCGGTGTAGCCGCAATACGGACCGCGATAGCCGCCCTTGCGCAGCCACGCGCACACGCCCGCGATGATCGGCCGGTCGGGCAGCTTCTGCCCGTTGAAGTCCAGCGCGCTGGACAGCGAAAATTCCACCACCTGGGCGGTTTCCGCGGTCTTTTGCTGCACGATCCAGACTTCGGGCGGCAGCTCTTCCTGCGGATCCGCCGTCGGGTTGCCTGCCGGGAAGTTGGCCGCATCCAGGTACTTGCCCAGCGTGCGGTGCACCACCACCCGCGCCCCCACCAGGTCGTCCAGGTGGATGCACAGGGCCGAGATCACCCCGGCCAGCGGGTTGCCCTTTTCGTCCTGGCCGATGTTGCCTACGCGCAGGGTGGGCGACGGCTGCTGGCCTTCGCCCACCTGCTCGAAGCCTTCGGCCTGGATCGCCCAGGGGTCGTACTGTTTGCCTTGCCAGTAGATCGGGCCTACCTGCGTATAGCTGTGAAACCTCTGCACGGCGCCGCCGATTTCGCGGGCGTCCAGCTCGAACAGTTCTACCAGGGCGCCTGGTTCCAGCTTTTGTACGTCTGCGTTGATAGTCATTTCTATCCCTCCTCTTGCATCGAGGCAACGGGTTCGGATGCGGCCGCGCCGCCATCCAACTGTTCAAGCCGGTGCGTCAGGCTTTCAATCTTGCGATGCATCTCCTGCATCGCGCAGACCATGCGTGCAACCAGCTTCGAGCTGTCGACGCCTTGCAGCTTCATCCGCGGGCCCGAACCATGACCCTCTGGCATCACGGCGTCCTTCTCGCCGGACACAGCCAGGGGCACTACCTCTTGCAATTCATGCGCAATGAAGCCGTCCTGCAAACTGTCGTCCATCACCATCTTGAACGTGCGCGGACGCATCTTCAGAATCGACGCCAGCGCCCAAGGTCCTTCCATGTCTGCGACGTCGTACTTAACGCGATAGTCCGAAGTCGTGTAATAGGACGTAGCAGAAGGCGAGGTCTGGATAGAACCGACAAGACCACCCGCCGCGTTCGAGAAGCCGATGGCCACCGTGTCGTCCGCTCGCGGACTGTACAAGGTACCGAACCGGGTTCCACCCCCTTCGAAGTGGATCGCCTGCCTGACCAGATAGTTGCGGCTGTATTCGGGGCCGATAACCCACGTTGCCGCAGTATTGATCCGGCCGCACTCCTGGCCGACGGCTTCGAAGATCAGCGGCTGGAAAGCGCCGGTCCCTGTCCTGCCACTAGTGATGCGGGCGCCAGAGGGAAAACACTGCAGTGACAACAGGCTGGAATTCGCCCCGTTGTCTTGCCACACATTCAACCGGCTGCCACCCGCCGCGGTACCCGGCGCGATATTCAAGTTTGCCTCGCCGGCACTGCTTTGAAATACGCCGCCCGCATTGGGACCAAAGCCCATTACGCCTCGGACCTTCCAGGTCGCCGAGTCGAACGTGAGATCCTGGGCTACGCTCGGGTCATATTTCGCGTATGCGGTCCCATTCCAGCGATACCAACCCGCGCCGTCCACGTAGATGTCACCGCAATCCGCGGTGGGCATCTGAGCCGTGTTGCTCCAGGCACCCACGGCGCGCCAGGGATGCCAGGCACCGCTGGCGGGGTTGCCGTAGCGTGCGTACTTGCGCGGCTTCTGACCCGAAAAGAGCACAGAAATTTCCTGGCTGACCATACCGGCCGCCAGCCAGCGGACGTTCATATAACCGGCATTCACGGCGGCGCTTGCGGGCCAGTTCGAGCCTGCCGACATAGGCGTAGCCGTCCCCCAGGTGTAGAAGGTATTGTCCGCAACCAGCGTATTGGCGTCGGTTGCCGCAGTCAGGTAGACGTGCGTCATCGCCTGGTCGCTGCGGGCCAGCTCGAACCATGCACCCCAGGTTGCCACCCCTGCGCTAAGAAAACGATTCCGGATGAACTTGCGTGGATTGGCCAACAGGTAGGTCGTATATTCCTGATACACCGCATTGTTACTGCCGGGCCCGAATCTCACGGACAACAGACCGGCCAGGGGCGCAGGGTAGTTGACCCCGCCCGTCGCGCCCGCATTCGTGTTCTGGCTATAGTCGCCGGGGGTCGAAAAGTTGTTCAGATTCTCGGCAGCGCCCAACGGCGTCGCGTTTACGCCGGGAACCTGGTCTTGGGGGATCTTGCCATTGCCATCCAGGGTGGCCACACCGCCGGACGCCGCCAGTTGGCTTGAATCCAGGCTGGCCACCCAAGGAGACCAATTGCCGTTGATCAACGAACGGTTATAGACCTTGTTGCCATTGGCAGCGTAATACACTTGGCATACACCGGAAGTAAGGGCGGGGCCGCCCAGCGATACCCCCGATATGACCAGCAAATGGCCCGACTGGCCCACGGGATAGTTCGATCCGCCGGCCGCAATCGCCGACGTTCCGACTGCCCACAAGCCTCGTTGGGTATAGCTGTTCAGATCCTGAGCGCCCCCCATTGCACCCGCGTACGAGACCACAGTCGTGACATCTGCCAGCTCTTTCCACGCCGACCAGACGGTAGCCGACATGCGCACGCGCCAGAAGCGCTGCATGGCCGTCACGACGTTGGTGCGCGTTGTATAGACCTGGACCACGGGCGTACCGGTGGCGGTGACTTCCAGGAACCCCACATTGGCCACCGGATAGTTAGCACCCGCCGTCGCACCGGCGATGGTGGTCTGATAGAACGATCCGGGCGTCACGTATTCGTTCAGGTCGTGCGCCGTCGTGGGCAACGCAGCCGAGTACGCGGCAGGAATCTGTGCAACGGGCACCTTGCCGTTTGCGTCCAACGCCGCCAAGCCGTTCGCAGCCCCCTTTAGCGACAGCGCGGGCAGTTCCTGCCATGCTGCCCAGGTGCCACCGTAGAGCGATCGCCAGAAGCGCCGCGAATACGCGCCCGAACGGTACTGGGTGTACTCCTGGTAGACAAATGCGCTGTCCGCGGAGCCAGCCACCTCCAGAAGGCCCGCATTGGCGATCGGGTAGTTGCTGCCCGTTTGCGCATTGGCGTTCGTATGCTGGTGATAGCGCCCCGGAGCCGTGATCGTATTCAGGTCGACCGAAGCGCCGAGGGGCGCAGCATCCCAGACGCTGGCCAGATCGGCCTGCACCGCAGTGAAATTGGCGTTCACCTTCTGCAAGGCGACGCGCAGGGGATCGCCCGTCTGGTCGTTGTCGGTCTTGCCGACATTGATAGGTTGCGTATTCGCCATAGTGTTCAAGGCCTGAAGACTTGTTGGAAGGTGACGGCCAGCGTGTACATCTCGCCGCCTAGCGCCGTCAGGTCGTAATCCGTCGCGGAGTAGAACCCCGGCTCGCCAAGCGGCGGCTGCCACTGGAATCCGCGATAGCCGTGGTGCCTGTCCAGGAAGGCGATGATCGGACTGATCTGTGCTGCCGAGCCTGCGAACTGCAACGGCCAGGACGCGACCTTGTTGTTGATGCCATCGGCCGCCGACTGGCTGTAGCCATCGCCGAACTGCACGTTCAGCACGCGGAACTTGGTCCGGCCCTGTGGATTCACGCGCGGCGACCAGGTGAAGGTTTCGATTGCCATGTTCAAGCCCCTGCTAAACGGTTGTTGCTGGCCTGCCATGCCAGGCCACCCTGTCGATACGACTGCGTCATGCGACGGTCGACCAGTTGGTTGACGTATTCGCCGATCTGCTGGCCGAACTGCTTCCAGCCGCCTTCGCCCGACTCGGTTTCCGAATTGACGTTGCCGTCCTGCACATAGACGTTGACGGCGACCCCGCCACCCATCTGGCCGGTGTCGCCGGCTACGTTCGGGAAGGCCGCGCGAATGCCCAGCGAGCCGTCAGCGCCGCGATGCAGCGGCATGATGGCTTCGGGGCCGGCTTCGCCCATGACGCCCATGGGGAAGGCGACCGGGCTGCTGACCATGCCGTTGGTGAAGGC